TTCTTGATCATCGCCACGGTCTTCGCGCAGACCATGGCGATGATCAAGAAGCTCCAGGACAACAAGAAGTACGGACCGTACCGCTTGTACGTGCCGACTGTTGTCGGGAACGCCCTTGACAACGACTACGACGCGACGAGCCCGTCGCAGGGCCTGACGATCCGTCAACGGCTCCTGAAGATCGAGAATCTTCAGGCGATCCGCGTGGCGGACCTCCTGCCGGCGACCAAAGTCGCGCTCGTGCAGATGACGTCGGACGTCATCGACATGGTCGTCGGGCAGACCCCGACGGTCATCCCGTGGACGTCGCTGGACGGCTTCACGATCCACAACCTGGTCATGGCGATCATGATCCCGCGCGTCCGCTCGGACTACGACGGCAACAGCGGGATCTGCATCGGGACCCTCACGTAAACGGAAGGGGAGCGAGCTTCCCCCTCGAAAGGAGAAAGAGAAGATGGGCACAACCACGACACCGGCGGTAGTGACGGCCCCGGAGGCCGCGGCGGCGGAGAAGCGCGCCGCGGTCGAAGGGGCGTCTTCCGTGGCGGACGCCGTGAAGAAGGTGGCGGACGCGGCGGTCGAGGCCGCGTCAAAGGCGAAGACGGCGGGCCCGCCGCCCGAGATCACCGTCACGGCGAACGCGAAAGGGAAGTTCGTCATCCGCGGCTCCGGCCTCGGGAAGTCCGGGACGGTGAAATTCGGCCCCCACCAGGCGAACACCGTGGAGTGGGGCCCGGAGTACATCGCGGGGCAGACGCCCGGCGGGCTGTCCGGCGAGACGGAGGTCGTCGTGCACGTCGACGACAGGACCTCGAAGAAGGCAACGATCGTCCTGTAGTTGAAGTCGCCTCGAGGCCGGAGGGTCTGGGACCCCTCGGCGCAGAGGAAACGACGATGAACAGATTCTTATTGATATGGTCGCAGTTTTGGAGTCCAGCAATCATACTTTTGATTGAGCAGGTCGGACTTTTAGTCAAACAAGGAGAAAAAATCATGGCAGCGATCGATGATCTCAGAGCATTGCTTCAGCGTGTTGACGCGGCGACGACCGAGATCGCGGCGGACCTGCAGGCCCTGAAGGACAAGATCGGCACGCAGATGACCCAGGAAGAGGTCGACGAGGTGAAGGCAGGGCTGGAGGCCGCGGCCTCGAAGCTCGAAACCACGGCGGCGGGGCAGTAGCCGTGTTCACGATACCCATCGTCCTGTCGGGGCTCGCCTTGGCGTTCGGGAGCTACGCGGCGCTCAAGGAGCCGACGCTTGCGGCGCGGAGCTGCTTCGTGACGTCGCTCGTGGTCTTCATCCTCGCCGTCCTCGGCGGCCTGGGCCGGTAGATGGCCGTCATCGACGCGACGGTCGGCGGCGCGACCTCGAACTCGTATCTCACGACGGCCGAGGCCGACGCGTACTTCGACACGAGGACGGCGCTCGTGCCGCCGTGGGCCTCGGCCGCGGACCCTGAGGCGGCTCTGATCATGGCGACGCGTCTGATGGACGCGCTCGCGCAACCGTTCAAGACGTTCGTGCCGGGTCCTCCCGGGGACCCGGGCTATTACCGCGTCCGGCGACAGTGGACGGGCGCGGCGGCGACGTCGACGCAGCGGCTCGCGTGGCCCCGCACGGGGATGCTCACCCGGAACGGATACCCACTCGCGTCGACCGTCATCCCGCAGGAGCTGAAGGACGCGACGGCGGAGCTCGCCGGGCAATTGCTGGCGCAGGACTTCACGCTGAATAACCAGGTCGCGCAGCAAGGTATCACGTCGGTCAAGGCCGGGTCCGTCGCCGTGACGTTCCGCGACGACATGATTTTCAAGCAAGTCATACCGGATGCCGTCTACGACTTGCTAGTGCAGTCGTGGCTGACGGATGAGGTGGTCGAGTCGGTCGGGCGGTTCGAATTCGAGGTGATTTGATGGCTTACTCTGTGGCGGCGTCCGGCATCATCAAGCATCTGATCGAGGAGGAGCTCATCCCGAAGGAGTCCCTCAACGTGCAGATCAACTTCCCGACCGATGGCGTCCTGACGGTTCGCTACGAGGTGTTCATGACGGGCGACAGGCTGGCGCGGTTCCAGCGGGCGTTCGCAAAGTTCCTGGCTGAGAACCCAGAGTCGGATTTGGTAGTGATATGAGCATTCTCAGCAACGCCGTCGCGATTCTGGACTCCGTGACGCAGTCGCTCGGGCTGCAGTCCGAGGTCGTGCATTTCCATTGGACGTCGCAGAGCGACGACGGCGTGAAGGCGTTCACGCCTGCGGCGGGCACGAAGCGGAAGGCGACCTGGGACAAGCGCGTCCGTATAGTCGCGGGGCTAAATGGACAGCAGGTGACGTCGACCTCGAGCCTGATCTTCCCGCGGCCCATAGATGTGGACGCGCGCGACGAGTTCACGCTGCCCGACGGGAAGCTCGGGTTGATCGTATCGCTCAGCGGCTTCGGGGACCCGGTGACGAAGAAACCGTTCGCGACGGAAGTGTTTCTCGGATGAGCGTCGTCCACTTCTACAGGCCGATCCTCCGTTACGTCGAGGTCGGCGACGGCGAGGAGATGGCTGAGCTCGGCGATCTTCGCGCGAAGTTGTGGTTCATCCGGATTCCGTTGCGTGTTGCGGTTTGGCTCAAGTCTTGGAGACAGGAACATAAAGCATGAAGCGCCTACTCTGGATCGGCGACGCGTGTGTGGATAGCGGTTTCGCGCGTGCTACGCATTACACGATGGAGGGACTCGACTATAGGCTCCGCGGCAAGTTCGATTGTTCGGTGCTGGGGCTGAACTACCTGGGCGACCCGCACCCGTACCCGTACAACGTCTACCCTTGCTGGCCGGGCCAGGACATGTGGGGCGTCGGCAGGCTGGAGCAGGCGCTGCCGTTCTGGCTCACGAATCCCGAGGCGTGCGGGATCGACGGCGCGTGGCCGATGCCCCGGCCGGACGTGGTTGTCGTGCAGAACGACCCGTGGAACGTCCCGTACTACACGGAGGTGCTCAAGGAGACGGGGATCCCCATCGTCGCCTCGGTCCCCGTGGACGGGAAGAACTGCCGCGGCGGCACAGCGTCGGGCAAGACGATGAAGGAACTGGGGATGAACGCTCTCGCCCTGACCGTCTTCTGGACCGAGTTCGGGCGTCTCGAGGCGGAGCTCGGCGGCTACGAGGGACCGGCGGCCGTCGTGCCGCTCGGGGTCGATCGCGACATTTATCACCCGTACGACAAGGCCGAGTCGCGGCGTTGGCTGGGGCTACCGATACCGGAGAACGCATTCCTCGCCGGATACGTCGGACGCAACCAGCCACGGAAGCGCCTCGACCTGACGCTCATGTACTTCGCGGAGTGGATCAAGAAGTACGATAGGCGCGACGCGTACCTCTTCGTCCACTGCGCGCCGACAGGCGAGATGGCCTTCGACCTCGAGCAGCTTGTCCGGTACCTGAAGATACAGTCCCGCGTGATCGTCTCCTCGCCCGAGGCAAGGAAGGGCGAGACAGAGGAGACGCTCGCGCGGCTCTACTCGGCGTTTGACGTCCACATGTCGACGTCGCAGAGCGAGGGTTTTCATTTACCGTCGCTCGAGGCCATGGCCTGCGGCTGCGTCGCGATGGCGGGGAACTGGTCTGCGCTCGGGGACTGGGCGCGCGGCGCGGCGTACCTCGTCCCGTGCACGGGGAACATCTGCACGCACAATTCGATCAACGTCATCGGCGGATTGCCGGACCGAGAGGCTTACGTCGTTGGGCTCGAGGAGCTGTACTCGGACCCGATCACGCGTCGGTGGTGGTCGCAGAAGGGCCTCGACCGGGCCGCCGAGCCGCGGTTCGATTGGAAGAACATCGGTGACGCGTTCGCCGCTGTCGTGGAGGGGGTTTTCAAGACCAAATCGCAGCCGCTCTGGAAGGGCGAGAAGCAGCTCCGGGATCCTTTCGAGGTCCCGCCGAAGCCCGTCGCGCCGAAGCTTCGCGTCTTGCGCGAGGGCTCCGTCCCGACGCCTGAACCTGAGGAACTGCCGGACCCCAATCCAGTTCATCGAGGATCTTTTTGATGGCTAAACTCATAGGCCTCTCGTACATGAAGGGCCGCCTGCTACGCTTCGCGCAGGAGTACCCACGAGTCGTGGGTCAGGCGCTCTACGACGAGCTGAACGAGATCGAGAAGCCGGAGTCGCAGCGCCGGATACCGAAGGACACGCATGCCGCGGAACTTAGCGCCGTGGTGCTCGGGCCGGACATCAGGCCCGGCCGCGTCGTGGCCGCGCTGGCGTACGCCGCGCAGGGTGAGACGAACCCGAAGACCGGCGAGCTGGTCGAGACGTATATTGTCCCGCTCCACGAGAACCTCGACGCGATCCACCCGGTCGGCGAAGCGAAGTTCCTCGAGTCGGTGATGAACGAGTCTGAGCGCTTCCTCGGCGACCGCATCGCGCGGCGCGCGGGGGTCGAGAAGGTGATCGTCTGATGTCTTTTTCGCCACTACCGCCACGTCGGCCCGATTACTTGACAGAGTTGCCATTTTCATTGGTACTGGCTTTTTTCGGCGTTATCTTGTTTTTGAGCTTCGCGTTGCTCGGCGCGACGTGGATTGTCATGAGGATATTCGGATGAGCTTCACCGACGAGATCAAGTCGAGGCTGGTCGCCCAAGGGGTGACGGATTTGATCCTCGTCGGCATGAAGCCCGTGCTTCCGGATGAGGCTGGAAAGAAGTTCATCACCATGCGGGAATACGGCGGACGCGCGCCGTGGCGCGTCCACAATACCGGAGCTGCGACGCGGTACGCGCGGCCGGGGCTACAGGTGATCGCGCACGCGCCGAACACGGTCGACTCCCTCGCGCTCGCGTATCAGGCTTACAACGCGCTTTGCTTCGTCAATACCGTGATAAGCGGCACGACCTACATACAGGTCAACCCGCTTCAGGAACCCTATCCTCTTGGTCTGGACACCAAGGGTCGTGTTCAATTCGTGTTCAACGTCGAGACATTGAAGACACCCTCATAGGAGACAGACACAATGAGTCTAGCAGTAGCAGCAACAGGGATACTCGTCAAGAGGTCGGCGGGCATCAACACCACGTCGTACGTCACGGTCGGGGAGCTCACGAGCGTGACGCCGGCAGGGAAGAGCAGGAATAAGCTCGAGACGTCGACGCACAACGACGGCTCAGAGAGCTTCGTCCTGGGCATTCTCCGTCAGGGAGATCCGGGGTTCCACATCAACTACGTCGGGTCCGACGCGACGCACATTGCCATCATCGCGGACATCGACGGCAACATCCCGAACAGCTGGCAGTTCGCGTTCCCCTCGGGCGTGAAGCGCTCGGGCAACGCGCGCGTGCAGCAGTTCGTGTTCGATCCGGCGCCGGTCGATTCGATTCAGGGAGTGACGTGTGCGTTGGCGTGGGCCGGTCCCGTGACCGACTCTCCGACGTAAAGAGGTCAGGCGCGCCACACGCGTCTTCCAGGCCGTCGGCCCCAGGCGTTTCGGTGGGTTTCGGCGCTACCACCGGGGCGCTCCCGTCACGGCGACAATACGGGAGGGGCACATTTTCAACCAGCCGCTCTGGAGGCGGCGCATTATGGCGACAGTACAAAATCCGGAAATGGCAGCGGAACTCAGGGGTTTGCTCGGGATCGACGATATCGAGAGGGTCGACGACACGGCGTTCAAGACCGTCGAGGTCCCGGAGTGGGGTGGAAGCATTAGGATAGGGACCATCAACGCCGGGACGATGCTCGAGTACGTCAAGTCGAACGACACGGCGGCGAAGTTCAACTCGGGCCTCAGGATGATCGTGGACAGCCTCGTCGACGCGAACGGTAAGCGCATCGGCCAGTTGAGCCACATGGAGATGCTCAAGAAGAAGAACAACATGGTCATCCAGAAGGTCGCCGAGGAGATCCTCAAGCTCAACGGTGTCGAGAAGAAGCCGTTCGATTTCCAAGACCGCTTGAAGGAAGCCGGGGAGGACCCGACGAAGCTCGGCGCTCTTATCGCCGTGCTCCGGCAGTCAGCGGACAGCCTCGAGGCGGCCGGGACGGACAAGGAGAAGCTGAAGGCGGTTGCCGCTGGGAAGGTTGAGGAAGACGCAAAAAACTCTTCAGGCGGGACGCCCTAAAGCGTTTCGCCTTCCGCCTAGCGGCGCACATGCGGCGTCCCGACGTCTACGGGATGCTGCAGGAGATCCAGTGGAAGACGTTCGAGGATTGGAGGATTTTCACTCAGCTGGAACCACTCGACAGGGAGGTCTACCAGCTCGCGTACATCGCCCAGATGCTGTTCAACATCCACAGGGATCCGAAAACGCACCCGGACGGGTTGCCGATCGAGCGGTTCGTGCTGAGTTTCGACTCTGAGGAGGCGAAGCCGGAGGAGCCAGCGCAGACGGTCGAGTACATGGAGACGGTCCTCCTGGCGTGGATGGACGGGCATAACGCAAGCCTCAAAGAAAAAGGACAATGGCCGGAATCTTTGACATAGGAACCCTTCAGGGGAACATCGAGATCAGCGAGGAGATCACGAAGACCGCTGCCCGCGTGAACAGGGAGCTGGACTCTATCGGCTCCAAGTTCGACGGGATCACGAAGGGCCTAGTCATCGGTTCCGCTGCCATTGTCGGCGCGATAGGCGGGATCGCGGCGGGCATTGTCCTTCTCGGGGAAAAGGGCTCGACGATCCTTGGTGTCGAGGAGGCGTTCGACAAGCTCGCGGTGTCAATCGGGGAGACCGGCGACGCGTTGCTAGGTGGCCTGACGGAGGGGGTCAAGAGCACAGTTGACAGTTTTGAATTGATGCAGTCAGCAAATCGCGCTCTGTCGGCCGGCGTGAAGTTGACTGCGGCGGACATGAAGACGCTCGGCAGCGTTTCCAGAGAGATGGGGAAGGCGGCAGGGACGGACGCGGCGACGGAGCTCGACAAGCTGTTCAGGGCGCTGACGACCGGGCAGCCGCGTCTTATCCGTCAGTCCGGACTCGTGGTCGACCTGGAAAAGCACCAGAAACTGCTTGCGGCGAGTTTAGATACGACGGTAGATAAACTAAACCGTCATGGTCAAACCTTGGCCGCGCAGAACGCCATCATGGAGGCCGCGCGACAAAAGCTCGAGCTGTACGGCGAGTCGCAATTGTCATTCAAAGAGCGCGTGCAGCAGGCACAGGTCGCCGTCGGGGATTGGGTTGACACGCTCAGCAAGACGATAGCCAGTTCGCCCGCCGTGATGAAGGCGTTCGACGACGTCGCCAACGCGATAGCGGAGGCGTTTGGCGACAAGGGTCAGGGGCTGATCGACACGCTGACGAAAGGGATTGACAAGTTCGCCGAGGGCGTGAGCTACGCCGCGCAAGGCATAGTCCCGTTGAAGAACGCGATCATGTCCGTCATCGACACGGTAAAGGGTTTCTGGGACTGGCTTGTGGACTTGAACGACCAGTTCAAGATTACTGACACGGTCGTGAGGGTCGCGCGGGCGTCGTGGACGTTCCTCAAGGACGCATTCAACCTCGTTCGTGACGCTGCTGCCGGCGTGATCGCGGCATGGCGGCAGATGCCTGAGTGGCTCCAGCAGATTTCCAAGACGGCTCTTCTCGCCGGGGCCGGGATCACTGGCGTCACGGTGGCAGCCAACGCGGCGGCTGGCCCAATCGGGAATGTTGCCTCTAAGATGGCCGACTGGGTCCAGGGGGCAGGAGGCCTTGCGTCGCTCACGAAGAACATAGTCCCGGCTGTTCAGAACATCGACAAGCTGATTTTTGCCATCAGTAACACGACGGTGGTCATCGGAGCGTATGTTATCGCGACGGATTCCATGACCATCGCGACGACTTTCTGGACAGGCGCGATTGTCAAAGCAGAGGGAGCGGTCCTCACGCTGGCGACCAGCACCGGGCTGCTCGCGGCAGCGCAGCGGGTCGCGACGGGCGTGACGGCAATGGCGACGGCGTCGAAGACGGCTCTCGCCGGGATCACGTCGTTTCTTGTCAAGGAGACGATGTCGCTGCTCGCGATGGTCGGGCTCGAGACTGCGGTCCAGCGGACGGCGACTGGGGCGACGACGCTGTATACAACGGCCAAGGGTCTTCTCGGCACGGTCACGACCTTCGTAACGGGGGTCATGACGAGGTTCACCGCGGCCATGGGCCTGACGTCGGCGGCCTTGAACGTCACTAGGATAGCGGCGGGGGCGACGACGGTCGCGATGGGTCTTCTCGGTACGGCACTACTCGCACTGACAAGCGGACCTGCCCTCGTAGCCATCACGGCACTTGCGTTTTCATTTGGGGAACTCAGCAAGGCGGTCAGCGATACATGGGCACGCTGGAAAGCTGGAAAGGAAATGGGGGCTGTAGAGTTTTTTACTCAACAGGATGAAGACAACTGGGTCCGCCGTATGTTCGGGATTGGGCAGGCAGCTCGCGACATGCGCGAGAAGGTTGTGGCCAATCTCCAAGCAATGGCCGAGGAAACACAGCGGTGGACGGACAACGTCACCGGCGCGGCGTTGGCTAGGGATGTTGCCGAGCTGACGAAGCGCTGGGAGTCGCTGTCGGATTCGCAACGGCGGAACGCTTTTGTCATGGGGCAGGTCGGCAAAGAGGCGCTCCTGCTGCGGAATCAAGGCATCCCGCTCCTGCATTATGAGCTCAACATCCTTGCCGACGCCGAGGAGAGAAGGACTAAGGTCTTCGAGAAGGGCAAGGGAGGAACCGACGACCTCGTCAAGTCGTTCGTAACAGCGGCGGAAGTCGCGGCGAAGATGCGACAGTCGCTCCGCGAGCTCAGCGTGCAGGCCGAGGGATTTTCACTTTTCGCGGGCGGCGACACGGAAGGGCTCCCGGTGAAGATGCAGCAGGAGTGGCTCGGAGCGCTACAGGCGATCATCGACAAGGGAGGGCAGCTCACCGCATCGCAGCAGCAGGTGTTCGACGTTCTCGACAAGACGGTCGGCAAGACGGCCGAGCTCGCCGGCATAGATGTTGGCCTATCTGAGGTAGCGCGGCAGGTGACGGCGATCGGCGGCGCGTTCGAATTATCAATACCGGCGCTAGAGAAGGTCGGAAAGCATCTGGCCGAGGTTCGGGAGCGTGGCGGCGAGATCCCTGAGGCACTTCAACCAGCGCTCGATAGGTTCGACGCGTTTTCTATGCGTCTCAAGGACACGACGCAGGCAGCGGTCGACTCCCTTGCGGACTTTATCAACAGATCGAGGACCTTCAACGACGTGCTGGCGACGGCGCAGGCTCGGAATCTTCCAGACTATCTGGAGAAAGTTCAGGACGCCGCGGTCGCTCTTGATGACTTGAATCAGGAACTTCAACTGACTTCCGACGCCATTCAGTTCATGGGAGGCGTCGCCAGCATCGGGGCGTTGAAGCTTCAGGAGCTTGGCAAACAGTTGAAAGACTTGAAGGACAAGGGCGTCGCGCTGTCTGGTCCGCTTCAGGAGGCGCTGGACGTTTCCGAGCTGATGGAGTTCGAGCCGTCGACCATTCTCATGCGGATGCGCGAAGCCGGTCTCGTTCCTCAGCTCGAGCTTGATCGCCTCGCGGAGAAGGCTCGCATCACGTACAAGAAGATTCTAGAAATGGGCACGTCGACGCCTGCCATGATCGGCAAGGCTTGGCGCGACATGCGTGAGGCGGAGGATCGAGCGAACGAGGCCGCGATTGAGAAGTGGAGGCGTCAAGTAGCGACTATCTTGGATGTCGGCGACAGCATCCAGCAAGCGGGTAGAGCGATTAACGGGTTTACTGGCCTCGCCGTGTCGGGAATTGGCCGAGTGATTTCCGCTTGGGGCGAAGCGTTGATCGCCGTGCGTAAGTACGCCGAGAACGTCGGCGGCACGGCGACAGGCGGACAGAAGCTTTCGGCCCTCGTCGGCGGCGTCGCTGGGGTCATCGAAGGGACAGGGACAGGGACGGACCTCGAACGGGTGCTCGGCGGGGCCATGTCGGGCGCGGCGGCAGGCGCCGCGATAGGCGCGGCCTTCGCGCCCGCGACACTTGGAGTGAGCATAGCGGTCGGCGCGCTCGGAGGGGCGCTCATTGGCGCGTTCCGCGACGCTGGGCCATCGGCTCGGGAACTGCTTGAGGAGTTCGAGAAGCTCCAGGGCGGTGCGCAGGCGTTGAAGGACAAGATGAAGCTTCTAGGCGAAGAAGGGTTGGTGATGTGGTCACGCCTCCGCCCGAGCGAAGCGATCATGGAGTTCATGGAGTCCGGAAACCTGCAGGGCGCCGTCGTGAGCCTCGTCGGGATACAGAACGCCTGGATTGGCGGGGCGGAGGCGATGGCCGGAGCCATCGACACTATTTCCGAGGCGTTGAAAAAGCTGGATGATGATGTCAAGAGGTATGGACTGACGTGGGCGGACTTCGAGGATCCGGCTGACAGGATGCGACGGGGGTCTGAGGCGTCGGGCATCTTGATGGAGTCATTCAAGCGCCTGACTACGGCGGGGTTCTCTGCGTCGTCCATCATTCGTGGCATGGCGACAGACGTCAACGATTGGCTCGCGACGGCATTGGAGGCCGGAACGAAAATTCCGCCTGAGATCGGAAAGATTATCAAGGAGCTGATCACCTCGAAGCAGCTCACAGAGGACAACGCGCGGGCGCTCCTCGGCCTTGCTGACGACGGCATGCCGTCGCTCGCGGACATCACCGCGGCGGCAGAACGCTACGGGCTGAAGCTCGACGAGCTGGGCCCGAAGGTGCAGCAGCTCCGGATCAACGAGGCGGCGGAGCAGATTGTCAAAGACTTCAACCTCTTGATCGCGGCGGGCGTCCCGTTCGAGACGCTGATGAAGAACATCACGACGAAGATCGAGGGCGTCGGCGGGGAGTTCACCGAGGTCACCGTAGGGATGCAGAAGAGCATCCAGGACCTCGTGACGAAGGCCCTGACGATGCAGCTCACGCTCCCGGCGAGCATGAAGCCGATCATCGAGCGGCTGATCGAAGCGGGCGGGTTGACGGACGAGTTTGGGCAGAAGCTCGAAACCACAAGCAGACTCCAGTTCGAGACGCCTCTCGTGGACCGCATAGACGACCTCATCGAGGCGATCGAGAGGCTCATCCTGAAGTTCCAGGATATCAGCCCGGCCATCGACACCGAGGTGAAGAAGGGTATCAGCTTCTGGGACAGGCTCCGCGCCGCGATGGGCGCGCCGATCCCGACGCCGGGCTTCGCGGCGCCGACACCGTCTGCTCCTCCCTCAGGACCGCAGCCGCCTGTTGTCTCGAATCCGGGCTTCGGGTCTCCTCCAGTCACGCCGGAGTCGACCTCCGGCCCCGGCTCGACGCTGCCGAATCCGGCGCCGATCCCTCCGCCGACGGGCTCCGGGCCGTCGCCGAACATCACCATCGTCGCCTGGGACGGCGCGAGCGTGCAGAATTACCTCGAGAACGGCGGAGCCGAGGTCATCGCTCAGGCCGTCGTGCCGAAGATCCCGCGCGTCGTTGAATACTACGGCGAGGGCCAGCTCTGATGCCGACGTACGAGCTGACCATCGACGGCGTAGTCAAGGACTGGCAGCACGGTTCTCTGCAGGTCGCGCTCGTGGGGAACGGACGCGACGTCTGGGGCTGCGACCTCTTCTCGGAGGGCAGGGTCTACGTCCCTGAGGCGGGTGTTACGGCGTCGTTGACGGAGAACGGCGGGTACCTCATCGAGGGGTTTCTCGATGCGTACGACGAGCAAGGGCCGGGCGGGGAGCACGTTGAGGATGCGCTCTACAGGCTGACGTTCGTCAGCCAGGACGTCTTGGCGTCGCGCCGGATCATCCTGAGCAAGACGTTCGCCGCCGGAACGTCGTTGAAGGCGATCGTGGACTCGCTCGTCACGGACTACCTGTCCGTCTACGGCGTCACGTCGGACCCCACGATCCCCACGACGCCGGTTCTGACCGAAGAGCTGGTCATCAAGAACGCGAACCTAGCGGACGTCCTCGACACCCTCTCTTCTTGGTCGGGCGGGCTGCTTTGGACCATCAAGAACATGGTCCTGTCCTTCGTGACGCCCGCCCTCGCGTCCTCCCCGTTCAACATCTCGGATTCGGATAGCCCGAGGAATACGATCGGGGAGATCAAGCGGCGCACGTCGCGGAAGACGAACAAGAACACAATCATTGTCATCGGGGGGACCGCCAACGTCATCTCGGTCCAGCAGGACCAGTTCGTCGGAGACGGCGTCACGTCGACCTTCACGCTGAGCTACCCGATACAGGGCCCCATCTATCCGGGGACCGTCGAGATATGGCCGGGGTTCTGGGCGGCCCAGGGATTCGTGGGGTTCGGCGTCGTCGAGTACGGGACATTTCCAATCCTCACGAGCAGGGAGAGCCTGGGCTTCGCCGCGTCCACTGCCGATTGGGTCTACGACCCGAACACGCTCACGGTGACGCGCCTCGCGGGGCCGGTGGCGAACGGCGAGCCGTTCTGGATTCCATATCATCGCGAGTCGCTCACGCGCGTGACGGCGGTCGACGCGGCCGACGTCGCGCTTCGTGGCCCGGACGAGATCGTCTTCGAGTTCCCTGGAATCATCCTTCAGGCCGAGCTACAGCGCATCGCCGACGCGAAGCTCGCGGAGCTTTCCGGGGACCTTGACGAGGTCGTCTACAAGACCTACAACGCCGGGATGCGCGTCGGGATGCTCCAGTCTATCGAGTGCTCGGACCGGGGCATCAACGGGGATTATCTCATCGTTGAGGTCCGCGCCCGCAGCTACGAGGGGTACGTCGAGTGGACCGTCCGGGGGATAGGCGGAGACCGTTTCAAGGGCTCGTTCAGGGACCTCTACGCCGCGTGGCTCCGCATGGGCCGCGGCGGCGGCTCCTCGGCCACGAGCCCGGTGATCCCGCAGCCGCAGGGCGGCGGCGGCCTCGGGCCTGCCCCGCCGGAGGGCGCGATCCAGTACTACAAGGGCGCCGTCTTCATGGGCAACATCGCTTGGCGCTATCTCGAAAACGAGATACTCGCGAAGCTGTACGGCGCCGACGCGGAAATCTACCTGCGTGGGCAGCTCGGAGGGATCAACTTCGGCGTGCCGGCCCTGCCGGCGGCCTTGGCTGTTCGCCTCGGGTCTACCTCTTCGACGCGGTTGTATTTGTCGAACACAGCGGCTGGATATTCGCCGGCGACGTTTCGCGGTGCCTGGGATGACACGACGCAGCAGATCACGAAGAAGCTCGCGACGACCAAGGTCGACACGACCGTGCTTCACGCCACGGCGTCCGAGACGAGCACGAACAACGAGTGGGACCTGCTTAACTATCGTGGCGTCTCGGACGCCCTCGTGGGGCAGACGATCAGCGGGACATTGTCGGGCGTGATCGTCGCGATGGCCGGAGTGTTCGCGAACCACGCGATGTACTGGCACGTGCACCTCTACGCGACGCAGGGCGATACGGACACCGTCCGACACACGTTCGTTTCGGACTATCGTGAAAATACGCCTAGTCCGGATTTTCCCGTTCCCGCGGAGTGGGGCGGTTTCACCCTCAGCCCTATTTCCATGACCTCCGGCACGATACAGACCGGCGACAGGCTTGTATTGGAGGTTGGGGTCGTCGCGCGGAACACGCTCTCCGGGTCGCTTCAGTCGAAGATCGGATACGGCGCTCGAGCGGATCGAGCGGATGCCTCGCCAAATTCAGCGATCGATACCTCGAGCTGGATCGACATCAACCTCGCGGCCGGCTCCGGCACGCAGGTAGCGCAGGCGTGGTCGAACACTGTGCCGGGCGACGACGACGCCCTGACGCTGGAGATCCTCGACGACGGCACTGCGCACTTCAAGAACGTCGCCGGGATCTATCTCAACGGTCTCCTTTTCTCGGGCGGGGCGGGGAGCGGGACGTTCACGATGCTGACGGCGGACCCTGCCTCGCCGGCCAACGACAGCTTCTGGCTCGTGCGGTCGGGGACTAGTCCTAACATGATTGTGAGTCTGAAGTTTAGGATCGCCGGCGTGACGTACACTATGGTGGCATTTGGGCCAATCTGATGACGAGATATCTGCTTCCGCTTCCGTTCGTCTTTGCGGGTCTGGGGATGGCGTTCTACTACCAGACCACGATTATCACTTCGTCTGGGACGCTGCCGGCGACTTGCGTCACGGGCGGGGTGTTCGTGAAGACCGGCTCTGCGCCTGGGTTTTATTTCTGCGACGCTTCGCCTGCGTGGGTCGGCCCGATTACGTCGGGCAACGGTGACGTCGTGGGTCCGGGATCTTCGACGGACAACGCAGTCGCGCGTTTCGACGGGACGACCGGGAAGCTTCTGCAGAACACGGCCAACCTGATCGTGGCCGACGACGGGACAATCACGTTCGCCGACGGCATCAAGCAGACGTTCAACCCGGACGGAACGAATGCCGGGTTCAACGTCGGTTCGCAGGCCGGGGACCCGTCTTCGCTCGCGAACGGTGACTGCTGGTACAACTCGTCATCCGGTCAGTACAAGTGCCGGATTAACGGCGTGACGGTGTCGCTCGGACCCGGCGGGTCGGGCACGGTGTCGTGCATCGTCGCGGGGTCGGACGATAGCGACAGCGACGACACGGTTCACAACGATCCTGAATTGGCGTTCAGCGTGTCGGCGAGCACAACCTATCTGTTCGAGCTCACCTTGCTGTTCAACACCGGGACGAGCAATACGCCCGACGCGAAGTACCTATTCACGTTGCCGGCGTCGGCGACGTTGACGCAGTCGGGCACGGCGCTGATCACCGTCACGAACGTGACGACGGCTCTTTATCAGATCGGCGAGTACGCCGCGACGACGCCAACGGCCGCGATTGCCATCGGTGTGCTGACGACGGCGACGCAGCAGGTGACGTCCGCGCAGGTCGTGGGGGTGGTCAACGTCGCCGGGACCGCAGGCACCGTGCAAGTCCAGTGGGCGCAGAACACGACGACAGGCGGGACGCCGACTGTTCGTAGGGCGGGCAGCAAACTTTGCTATCAAGCTCAATAGGGGAGCAGAATGAGTGACATCGAAAAGAAACCTTCGGACTCTGTCCCGGCGACGACGACGTCCGAGCAGGACCGGTCGACGGCGGGGCAGCGTCGCATCAACATACTCTGGGAGTTAACACAGTCGTTTATCGCCGGATTGGTCGTGATGGCCGTGCTGTACGTCTCGTCGCGCATGATTCTGTCGGCTTTGCCGGGCGAGGCGACGATGCATCAGATCGCGAACGCGAATCTCGCCTTCGTGTTCCTAACCGGCGTGGCGAACCTCGTGATTGGGTTCTACTTTGGCCGCACGAACCACCAGCGGACGGGCGGCATCGGGATACGGGCTTCAGGAGAAACACGATGAGCGAACCAAACCCAGTGCGGCTGCGGAGCCAGCTCATCCTGCACGAGGGCAGGAAGCTGAAGCCTTACGTCGACACGCGGGGCAACGTCACGATCGGCATCGGAAGGAACCTGACCGGGCGCGGATTATCATCCGAAGAGGTTGAGTTCCTGTACCAGAACGACGTGCGCATCGCGTGGACGGAGCTCGTCAAGGCGAAGCCGTTCGTGAAGAAGATCGACGAGGTGAGGCAGCGCGTGTTCCTCGACCTATCGTTCAACATGGGGATGCCCGTGCTCCTCACGTTCAAGCAGACGCTCGCGGCGGCCGAGCGCGGAGATTGGTGGCTCGTCGGTCAGGGCCTCCGGCAGAGCGCGTGGCAGGGTCAGGTCGGTGACGGCGCGGGCGGACGACGTGATCGCGCGGACCGGCTCATTGAAATGGTGACGACGGGCGTGGATGCCCCGGACATTCCGTAGCATGCCTACCTTCAACAACTACTCGGAATGGGGCTCCGGCATAGCCGGGGTCGGCGTCCATTGGCAGGGCGGGACGATCTGGCCGCCGGGGCACGGTGGCGGGACGCAGTGGCTCAACCCCGATGAGGTCATGGGGCAGAAGACCGGAGGCTTGGAGCCTGGCCAGCCCGTCGGCCTCTACGCGCACAACGTGCGGACGGGCGTCGACCGTCTGCTGTTCGGCGGGCCGATCTACCTCGCCCTCGGGTCCGGGCACGACCACTGGGTGCTGCGCACCGTGGAGAACGGCGTCTCGGTGGTCTACGATTCGTTCGGCCGCAGGCTCCACGACGCCGGCCTCGCCGAGGGCGCGATGGGGCCGGACGGAAGCTACGTCGTCAAGCGCAAGTACCACTCGGCGGGTCCGTTCGACGTTCACAAGCCTGACGGGACGACGCAGGAGATTTTGCTCGACGCGTGCCATCCTCAGCCCGACGGGCAGATCGTCCCGGCGCACGACGTCGCCGATCTCGTGAACTATGGCCAGGGACGCTTCACGTGGCGGACCGGGGCCGTGTGGCACGCGGAGGGGTTCCCGGTTCCGCAGCCGCTGACTTCGCCCGCCAACTGGTTCCGGTACGTCATGATCGACGGCGAACTGTGGCAGATGTACCAGATGCCCGACTGGCGGTTCGTCGCGCACCCGAGTGACGATTCGAACGGGATTGTCATCAACGTCGGCGACACGTTCAGGCCAGACGAGTTCGTCCAGCCGACCGGGTTGGTCGAAGTCGTGTGGTCCGCGACGCCGGGCGAGGAGCCGGGGAACATTCGATTGTCAAGGTTTAAGGCCACCGACCCACGTGAGCCGCTCGAACCGACGCTGCCGGTCCCGGACATCGAAGATTATCATCGACAGCTTCCGCACTTCGCGTACTTCACGCTCGACGCGGACCGTGGGTATGGCGACTACTTCGAAGAGATACAGCACGCGTGCTGGTGCGCGACGGAATCCGATGTCGCGAAGGCGAACGAGCAGGGTTCGTGGGTCATCGCGGCCTATTTTCTCATTCGCAAGGCGCGGAAGCCCGCGATGGTGATGGTCGCGAATGACTACGCCGGGGCGCCTCCGCTCGAGGAGCAGCTGGCCGAGGCCGTTCCGATCGCCCGTGAGCTCAAGTGCGGGCTGCTCGCGATGGACGAAGGGGATTGGAAGACGATTCCCAAAGGTCTGCCTGTCGGAGCATACCTCGCGTTCAAGGTGTTCAGGGAACCGGATGAGTCTCTCGACACGTGGCGGAAGCGGGCCCTCGAGGCGACCGCCCGCGTGGTGGAGGCGGATTGTCATCCTTGCTGGATTCTCGGGTGCGACGACCGGGCGCTGACGTTGTCCGATGCCTTGATCATCGAGACGCTCGACGCGGCGACGCAGATATACGTGGAGCCCGGCAGCCCGGTTCGCATGTCGGGGGCGTTCAGCTTCGCGCGCGCCTGGAAGGACCCGCAGGGCAAGCCGATTCGGCCGGGCGGCGGCATCGTCCATCCCGAGGCGTGGAAGTGGTGCAAGGCCAGTGCGGCGGCGTCGGACCCAGTCGTGTGGACGGAGTATGCGTTGCCTAACGAAGAACCAGAACCAGAGGAGCCAGACATGGCAGCTATCGCCGAACGTCTGAAGGAAGTGTTCAAGAAGACCACGGAGATCGCGATCCAGGGCAGCACGGAGGTCGCGTTGGAGCTCAACGAAAAGGTGAACGGAAAGCGCAAGATCAAGTGCACTAACCCTGATGGGGGTGACGAATATCGTCCGATTGACAATCGAGACTGGGAACAAAGTGACATCGGCGCGTGGGAGCGGTACGGAAAGACACCTACCGCATACGTTGCGGATCGCGGCGACAAGGTCTACGTCTATCCGAGGGTCTGATGGACACGAAGCAGTACGTGATGCACATCGCGGAGGGATCCACCGGTGGCGGCGGCGAGCCCCTCGTACGGCTCTCGCAGCGCGGCGTCCACTTCGTGCGCCCGGACGGGACGATTTTCAAGCAGCGTTCCGCGACCGGATTCTCGGCAGTCCACGAGGTGAAAGAAGGCCGGGAAGAGAAGCTGCGGACCTACATCCGCTGGCTCCTGTCGCTCGGCTTCAACACGATCCGCGTCTTCTGCATATGGCAGAATCTCAACCTGCGCGCCGACCGCGACGCGGTGCGACGGACGTTGGAGATTTGCAAAGAGGAAGGGATCTACGTCCACCTCGTGTGCCTATGCGACCAGGTCGACGGCTCGCCCGTCCGCATGTCGCGACAGGAGCAGCTCGACTGGATCCTCTTCTGCATCGAGTTGGCGGAGCAATTCGGCAACGTCTTCATTGAGGAGTTCAACGAGTTCGAGAAGAACGACGACGACGGCGTCTGCGGCGTAACGCAGCCTTCCGCCTACGGCGTGAACCTCGGCACGCGGTCGTGGTGGGGCGAGGACAAGCACTGGAACAACGCAGGGTCGCTGTTGAAGTGGACGACAGGGCATACGAGTCGCGGGAAAGAGCACGCACGGTCCTGCATTCAAGCCTTCGATGTCCAGCGACGGGGATATGGCTATCCCGGCGGCAACGCTCCGGCTACAGGGCTGCCCCACGTTCACGGCGAACCTGCTCGGATGCTCATGGACGGCCACACGATTCAGCAGGACGCGGATTTCCAAGCTGGGTCTCTGCTCTTCGGCGCTGGCGCGTGCGCGCACGGCGACTGGAAAGGCTCGCGCGAGTCGGGGTCGGACCTACAGAACTGCGAGATCCCGACGGGCGCGGTGCTGCAGTGCGCCGAGGCGATAGGCGCGGTGCACAAGGCGCATCCCGGTATCTGGCCGATGAACACGCCGGACGGAAACTACGTGCGCGGCGGCGTGGACAATTGGAACAACGACAACAAGCCGGACTGCCCGATCCTGCACCGCGACCGATATTTCGGCGGTCCGCCGGAGGGGCAGCAAGGCGCGCCCGCCGGTGAATACCCGGACGGATGCGCCCGCTCGTTCTTCATGGAAGTCGGCGGCAAGTGGCACGGGATTGCCATTGATCCCGGACCCGACTGGAAGCTCAAGCCGCGCGACGGCTGGCGCCTCGTGGCGCAAGCCGGATACAACGGGAACATGCTCGTGCTGGAGCGGAGCTGATGGACATCAAGGAACTGTTCGGCGAGGGTTCGTTCGAAAAGATGATCGACGACGCGCTCGCAGAGGCCGAACGGCAGTTCTACATCGCGAGGACGCCGGCGCAGATGCTGATTATCATCCTGGCGACGGCGACGCTCCGGGATGCGAAGTACAGGCTGCGATCGAAGCCGGGCAAGGCGAAGAAGCTCCGGTTGTGCCGCCCGAAGGGGCTACAGGTCAGGAAGGCGAATCTCGTGGGCCGGCGAGGGGGAAAATAATGACTGAAAAGAAGCCCATCGATACGCGGTGGCTCACCGACAACTGGCCTTGGTGGCTCGTGATCTTCTTTCTCCTCGTTTACGAGTTCTGGGCGCTCGGCACCGGGCACCGCACGCTCTCGCGCATGGTCTGGGCGTCGGCTCGGGAGTATCCGTGGATGATCCCGATCGCGCTGTCCGTCGTGTCTTGGCTCCTCATCCACTTCTTCGTCACCAAAGGGGATTGGGCGGTCGAGTTGACGTGGACCGCCGTGATCGTCGCCGTTATTTGGATTGCCTTTTTCACCCTGAAAGCGAGTGTGTCAGATGACAGCACCAAGATCGGCATTGCAACGTTCCGCGCAGACGGACACGATCGTCGCTCCGGCCGGATTCAATCCGCTGGACATGCTCAAGTACCTCAAGTATTTGCCGCTGCTCATGAAGGCGGCTGAGATCGTCGCGTCGGTCGAGGTCCTGATGGGCTCGGGCAACGGGCCCACGAAGTTGGCGGAGGCCAAGAAGCTGCTCATCGCCGCGTGGGCGGTCACCGAGGGCGTGGTCGGCAAGGACCTCGCGAACGACGCGGCCGTCGCGGCCTTGGCGGAGACGCTGATCGAGATGGCCGTGAAGCTGATGAACATGCAGCCGGACATCGACAAGGTGGCGGGGCTCTTCCGCGCTCTCCGTCCATTGCAGATTGGAGGCACGCTGTGAAAAAGATACTGCTCATCGCTGGAATGTGGGCAGCTTTGTTGCTACCCACGCGCGCAGCGGCCCAGCCGCTACCGAACGACATACCGGACATCACGGCGAATTGCCCGAATACGGTCGTGGTAGGACAGACGCAGTCCATCGCAGTCCCCACCATTCTTCCGTGCCTCGGCATTCACGGGACCGTCAACGTGACGGCGCATCTCAGCGTCGTGAATCTGATGGTGTATCCGGGTGGGACGCTGACGTGCCGACCGCCGGCGAAGATCAGCTTCCAGCCGGTTCCGCCGGGTGATCCGGAGCTGTTCGGGACGAGCTTGATCTCGTTCGGGAAGTTCGATTGCCAAGGCACGCCGAAGACTGCTTGGACGCGCCTCACGCACGAGCTGCAGCCAGGCCAGTCGGTGGTCACGGTCGCCGAGGCAAAAGGTTGGCGCATAGGGGACGAAGTGGCGTTGCTCGATTCCCGCGAGGCGCCGGAAGAGGCATGGCCGGCGATGGGGAACCGGATGCCCGAGCGGTTCACGCTCGCGTCCGGGGTCGGGACAATGTGGACGCTCAGCCGCGGGGCGGGATTCGAGTATCCGGGCATGCGTAACGGCGCGAAGGCGCTCGAGGGTCGCTTCACCGCGATAGGGAATCTGACGCGCGACGTGGAGATTTTCTCCGAGAGTCCCACCGTGCGCGGCCACGTCCTGTTCAGCGGCAAGGCCGATATCGACGTCCGGTACGTGAAGTTCCGCGACCTCGGCCGAACGATGCTGACGCCGATCACGCCGACGCACCCGCGCGGCAAGTACATGGCCCATTTCCACATGATGGACCCGACCACGAAGCCGGCGTTCATCGGCAACGCGCTCGTCGGGTCGTCCAAGTGGGCGCTGACGGTGCACAGCTCGCACAATGGCACGTACACCGATCTCGTCATCCTGGACTCGCTCGGCGCTGGGGTTATGACCGAGGTCGGCGACGAGCGTGACAACCTGTTCGAGCGCATTCTGGTGATGGGCGTGCGGGGCACGCACGCGCGAGCGGATTCCACCTGCTCGGGCGACGGCGCGAAGGGCTGCGACGGGACCGGCATCTGGATGGAAGGGACGTTGAACCGGGTGCGCAACAACGTCGTCGGCAATGCGCTCGTCTGCTACGACATCTGGGGCCGGACGATTGATCAGCGCATTCTGGAATGGGATCGGAATGAGGCCATCGGCTGCCGCGACGGCATGCAGATTTGGAACGTGCGTGGCGGCTCGGTGAACAACCAGATCGTCTGGCATTTCACGGACAACGGGCTTTACAGCTACCCGAGCGATAAGATCACGGTGAACGATCTGATCGTGCGCGGGGACCCGCGCGTGGTGCACCCGGTCCACTATCTGTCGAAGGCTGTGTGGTGCGGCGACTACCTCTGCCAGGACTTCAAGATCGTCCGGCCGAACATCCAGGGCGTGCGGACGGGCGTGCATTATCAATACGGGTGGTCCGGCGGTCCCGGTGAGCCTGGTGGGCCGTGGAGCGCGACTCTCCTGACGCAGACCGTGAGTGACGGGTTCTTCGACGGCAACGTATACGACCTGATGTGGCGTCAGGACAACCTCGCTCCGCAGCCGCTGTTACCCTCGATGCTGAGCATTGCGCGGAACAACCGGCACGGGCCGCTCTCGCAGTGGCACGCAGCGCGGCACGAGGGGTTGACGTCGCACATCGATGGATCGTCGACGATGCAGCCCGGCGCGACGGTGGCGTTCCAGGTCGAGGATTATCAACAGGACGCGGCGTCGGACTTTCAGGTGTTCTCCAACGAGACGAAGCCGCCGACCGGGACCGTCGTCACGCCGAAGGTGCTCGACGTCACGACGCCCGTCAGCGCTCCGCAGGCCGCGACGATCCAGATCACGCAAACGCCTCGGGTCGTGTGGCACTCGTGGCGTGGGACGATCCTCTCTACGACGCCCGACTACGACGGGATCACACCGGCCAAATGGGACGCGATCAACGCCGTCGCCGTCGACGACCTGGGCTACACCGGCATGCGCGTGGACATGCATGCCGGCGTCGAAGGGGTGGCGGGCAACAACTACACCATCGTGAACGACAATGCTGACCCCAACGTGATCAATGCGGCTGGGTTCAACTTCTCGACCTACGACGTGGCGATGGACATCGCGGCGCGGTTCCGCCAGCGCGTGGTGACGACTGGGCAAACGCCGTTCATCCACCTGACGTACGTCAACTTCGGCGGGCCGAGCATTCATCAGACGCCGGCCGAGTATGCCGAGTTCATGCTCGCGGTCTTTCAGCATCATCAGGCGCGGTACGGGTGGGTGCCCGACGCCGTCGAGGTCATGCTCGAGCCGAACGACGTGAGCGCATGGACCCCGCAGTCGTTGACGAACGCTTACGTCGCGGCGAGGACGCGTTTGAGCGCGGCAGGGTTCAACCCGCAGTTCCTCTACCCGGCCAACTCGAACACCGGCACCACGCCCGGATGGATCGACCAGATGAACGCGATCCCCGGCGCGATGGCGGCGACGGATGAGTTTACGTACCATCGCTATGGTGGACAGAATAGCGACCTAGACGCGATTGGTCAGCGACAGATCCAGTTCGGCAAGCGCACTGGACAAAACGAGTATTGGGGCGACTTCTTCACGCCAAACTCTGGCGCGGGCATATATCATTTCGTCGGGGACTACGGACGGGCGCGGAACTCGACGTGGACGAAAGGCATCCTGGCGGACAACTACGGATGCATTAACCAGATCGTCTACGTTCCTTCTGATGGCAGCGCTCCAAGAGCCTGCGACGTTGCGTGGCTCATGCGGCAATACACGAAATACGTGCGACCGGGCGCGCAGTGCTACGACGTGACCAACACGAGCCCGCACGAGGGCGCGATGGCCTGTAAGAATCCTGATGGCCGCTGGGCCGTCATCGTCGCCGGGACGCAGACGCTCGGGCCGTTCTCCGTCGGCGGGCTGCCGGCCGGGGTCTACGAGCAGTCGTTCGTCCACGCGGGGAACTTCTCGACCACGAAGTTTCCGGACGTGACGATCGCGGCCGGCGGCATCATCCAAGCCTCACTGCCGATGAACGGGGCCTACACGATCGTGTCGAAGACCGGCACTCCGCCGCCGCCAGACGCGGACGGCGACAAGGTTCCGGACAGCCTCGACAAATGCGCCAACACCCCGGCCGGAGCAACGGTCGATGTGAACGGGTGCGCGCTGACGCAGCTCGACAGCGATGGCGACAAGGTCAACGATGCGGTTGATAAGTGCCCCGGAACACCACTCGGTACGACGGTGGACGCGACCGGCTGTCCGATCGTGCAGCCGGTCACGATGACGGTCGCCTACGCGGGTATCACACGCGACGCCGTGTCGAACCTCACGCTCGCGGGCGACGGCATCAACGACCCGGCGTTCACGCTAACGTTCCCGGTGCCGACGACTGTCACGCGTGTCCGCGTGCTCGCCAGCGTGGGCGGTGCGTGGGACACGGATCCGGGAGTCTGGATCGTGTGCGTGGCTCAGTCGGCGACTGGCCCGTGCGTGAACACGGCTACCGGGGCATGGACGTCAACAGCGACCACCTTCACGGTGTTCGTCTCCGAGGGTGGCGCACCGAGATTTCCAAATGGGTCGACGGCGACGATCACCGTCACGGTAGGTGGTATCAATGTTGTCGGGACAGTGAAGATCGGGACTGTGCCGCAACCGAAGCCCGTGGCGACGGCGACCAAGGTCTGTTCGTACAGCGTGACCGACGTTCCGCCGACGACCGACACCGGATGGAGCGTGCAGTTCGAGCGACGGCTGGGTCCGACCGGGACGTGGGTCAACCACGGACCGAGCGACGGCTCCGCGGTCGGCGGATACTCCAGCGCGGTTGATCTGGCGCACGGCGCGTGGGAGTTCCGGTCCGTCTGGACGCGCACCGGATCGTCGCCGGTCATCGGGGCCACGGTCGCGGCGACGGTCGGGAATTGCATGTGAGCAACCGTTCTTTGGAGGATAGGTAGTGTCAGCAGTCCTGCTCGTCGGGAGTCGCAGCGGCCTGTCGATGGAAGCTGCGACTCGCTATCTCTCGATCGGTCACGGCATGCCGTTGGCGTTTATCACCGAGGCCAACTCGCAGGTGGTCTTTCGTGAGCCCGGAACGCTCTCGAAACTCTGGGTGCGGGTGAACAGCAACGACCACACCTCGTTGGCTTACCGCGTCAGGATCAACGGGTCCGACGGGAACCTCACCTGCTCCTACGGGTCCAGCGAGACGGGCATCAAGAAGGACGACACGAACAGCGACGCCGTCGCCGCAGGCGATACGCTCTCTTTGAGCGCGGTGGCGAGTGGAGGTACGGCGGCGGCCCACGTGGTCTGGGTGCTGGTGTTCACGCCGACCACGGACTCACCGACGCTGTACACGAATCAAGCGAATTTCGACGTCTCGACTTCAAGCGTCACGGAGTTCATCGGGTTCGCGGGTCGGTCCAGCCTTGGGTCCGTGGAGGCGGACCATCGGTTCCGCGCGCTAGTGGCGGGACGCCTGAAGTACTTGCGTTTGCGCGGCACGAACAACGGCGCGAACACGGTGACGTTCCGCTCGCGCGTGAACGGTGTGAATGGCAACCTCGTCGTGGCGATCGCGGGCGGGGGCTCGCACGGGGAGGACACGACCAACGAGGATACGATCGCGGCCGGGGACGACATCGGCCTCTCGGTCACGACCGGCGCGGGCATGGTCGCAAGCAGCTTCCCGCTGCTGCACTGCACGTTCATCCCCGACAGCGGGTTCCAGTACGTGTCGATGATGGACCAGGCGTTCCTGTCCCCGTCGACGACGTATTACTTCTCGGCGGGCGGCTCGCTGGACAGCTTCGCGACGGAGGCCGAATGTTCTCTGGAGGCGCGGTTCGCGCAGCGTCTGTCGAAGCTGGCGATCTACGTGTCCACGAACGGCAACTCGTCGTCGAGCACGTTCCGGCTCCGCATCAACGGGGCGAACTCCACGCAGGTGATCACCATAGGGGCCGGCGTGACGGGATTCCTGCAGGACGCGACGCACACGGACGACGTCGCGGCTGGGGACCTCATCGATTATCAATTGGTGACAGGCGCGGGCGGCTCGGACATCACGCTGACCTACGCCGTCATGCTGTCCGAGGAAGTCGCGGGCGACGAGACGATATGGCAGATGGACGATCTCCCGATCCCCGCGCTGCCGGATCTCCTCGCGGTCGTGGACGACGTGGCCGGGACGCCGACCACGAAGAAGGCCACGCTAGCGAACATCATCTCGGCCCTCGCGCTGAGCAACGTTGTCATTCAGGTGAAGACGGTAGGCTCCGGCACGTACACGCCGACGGCTGGCATGAAGAAGGTCCTCGGCATCGCGGTCGGAGCGGGTGGGGGCGGGGCAGGCG